CATAGATAGCCAGCATAAGTTCTTTTACGCCTGTTTCTGCAAAGTTCCTTGCGATAAGTTCTACCCTAGACTGGGCAGCATTCATTACAGAATTAACAGCAGTAGCAGTAGTATGAGAAGTAAGAGCATTATCGTTGAGTCCTTGTGAGTATTTACTTACACCAGCCCTAGACTCTCTTACACCGTCAATGTACTCAAGCATCTGGAAAGAGTATGGTTCCAATGCGGGAGTAGCCAGAGGCATGATAGCGTTGGGTGATTTAACTCTAACCACCCCGCCAGGCCTCTGCGTCAAGAGATCATCTAAGTTCGCTTGACCTTCCAGAACTGCATATCTGCCAAAGTTCTGGTTGTACATGTTGTCCATTAGATTCCGTAACAGAGTGCTCTTTATTAGCTGCAAATCCATAACAAGGTCTGCAACAGAAAGACCAAAGAACTTGTGTGGAATCTTTACTGGAGTGATAGATATAAAGGGTATGCTGTCTATTTCTTCATTAGCTAAAACAACGGAGCCTACGGTACAAACCCTTCTCAGTTCCGTAATCCCATCCCCGTCGAAATCTGTTCTCAGGTAGGACTCATGCAGCCAGTATGTTCTTAAACCATCCTCTCCATAGGTTTCATCTCCTGCCCATCCTTCCCAATACTTGGCGGACTTGTCGTACATGTACCTTTCCAGCCTTTCTGCTGAGAAAGTTGCCATGTCGTCTCCACCACCCCTCATGTCCTCTACTTCCAGATTCTTGTCAGGATACATCTCACGTAACTCAGATAATGTCTTGATTACTCTGTGACAAACAAATCTAGCGTCAGCAATCTTTTTGGCCTCTCTCGATATAAGAAACTCTGAAGGGGGAACAGGCTCGACCACTACTTTTCCTTTACTCAAGTCCCTCTTGATTACGATATTGTGGCCTTCTGTTATCGCCTGACTGTAGCCATCATCAGATTCTCCGGGCGGTGTATGCTCTATAACTTCGACATTGGGATCATTTAACAAGAGAGCTAATTCATCTTCTGTGAGGTTAGAGTACTCTTCTCGATTCCACTCTTCTGTCTCGTCCCACCATACCTTTACAATACCGTTTTTGCTCAATAAAGCGTCAGTAAACCAAGAATAGAGAATCTCCCATCCGTTGTTATCCTTCTGGAAAACGTAATTTACATAATCTGTTGCTTGTTTTGCCGCTTCTACATCTTCTGGCCCGTGAGGTTCAAACGTCACCATGTTATCCCCGGAGGCGAATATCCTCATCAGGGAAGGCTTGATCCATTCAATGGTATCAGCAACAGTGGTGTCTACGAACTGAGAACGACCTGCAACCTCGTTACCAAACGGAAGCCCATAGTAATATTGCATGGCCTGTTCGCGCTGTTTGGAGATAGTATCCCCCAAATAGCCTAAAGAGTCGGTTATTTCTCCCCGAATCCTTGTAACCAGTTCTTCTTCTGTAGGTTTAGATGATGCCATAATTCTTATATTCTATGTCCTTTGTCCATTGTGGGTCTTTGCCCGATACGCCAAACCGCAAGGACATGATTGCGTACCTTGTAGCCGACATAAGGTCATCTCTCAAGGGTATAATCTTTCCATCCTTTCGGTGATACATCCTGAATTCTTCAAACCAATCTCCTAGAGTAGAGAAGACTTTGAACTTCTCATCCTCCATTTTCTGGAAGATATCCATGATTCCAACCTCTATGGAGTTACCACCCTTGGTTTCACCCAATGCTGGGGGGTTTTCAAAGTGGAAAGCAAGCATATTGCAGCCTAGATTACGATACTGCTCAGCCAACCCGGGATTACCCATAGAATCTCGTCTATTGCCGTCATGGGGCCAAGCAACGGGGATAAAAGCGGGTCTATTGCGTATATTTTGGGCATGAACGGCCGGAGGAGCCTTTGCTTGCCTGTAACAATCATATACATAGTACATATCCTCTTCTCTATCCCATGCAACCCATACACAAGCTGTTGGGTGGTCAAAACCGAAATCAATACCGCATATTCTTAGCCAATGTTCCTCTATTGGTACAGGATCAATAATTATCTTCTCTTCAGGCACAGGAAATACCAGCCCAGAACCGATGGATGGCCTACCATACCGCCTCATTTCCCTCTCATGTGGGGCATATGAGGATAGAATCTGCTCCATGACAGACTCGTTGAGATGCCCTTTGTTGCCCTTCATAGACAGAATCCGCTCTGAAGCGTGATCCCATGTGGCATTATTCAGGGATTGGCCCGGTTTCAGGTTGTTCATAAAGGACGCAACAGTCTCTGTCATCCCCGCTTCTGGGGTAAAGGTCATATAGACCATTCCACGCCTGTCCAGAGTCCTTGTTACAGCCTGTGAATAGATGTCCCTGCTTGGCTCCTCATCGAGCCAGATGCAGTCAACTGATCTACCCTGCCATTTCTCCACCTGCATTTCGTAGGCCTTGAAGAATAAAGATGAGTTCCCCCCAGACACATGTCGTATAAGGGCAACGCTTTTAGCGTTAGGGACACCCGGCTTCCTTTCGGTTTTTATTATGTATTTTTTCGGTATAGTACCGGAACCAAAGGCCTCCGGGTCATCAGGGGAACCCAGTAATTCAAATTGGACGATATCTCTGGTTGTCTCATTAGAGATTCCACCAGCCCATCCTACAATGGGTTGTGTAAACCTACGTCCTCCCCACCATTCAGGGTACATCCCAGTTAAATGGTAGGACATCTCTGCGCTTCCGCAATAGGATTTACCTATGCGGTTTGCAGCCATTAGAAGCCTCTGATTACAGGTAGAACCAGTTTCGTGAAAAGCTAGTTGGTAAGGGTACGGATCATAGTTGTCGATCCTGTTGTATCGTTCCCTCTGCCGTATAGACCTAGCTATTTCAACTGCTTTTTTTAGTTCTTCCTTTGTAGCCAGAAGCATGGGCTGCTGCTGCTTGGCGCTGTGCGCCTTTTCTTGAAGGATATGTTTTACCTCGATTTCCCCATTTGTAACCGCCTTTAACTTTTTTAATGGGCATTATTGTAGTAACCTCCGAGCATTCTTCTCGAATCTTTTCCAGATTCCTGTACCGACCCTTTTAGACAATCGGTAGTCATCGTTGTCCAGAAATTCTTCTGCCGCCTCCTGCATCTTCCCCTGCTTTATTAGAGCGACAAATCTGTGAGTCTCCTTAAAGTCCCCACGAAAGGCCATGTTTATAAGAGCCATCTTTACCTCATCAGACAGGTAGTTCCAACTGTTTCCCATGTGCCTCTTTACTGTTTCAATTTTCTCGTCTATGTCCCTCTTAGCAAGGTCTGAAGCCTCTTTTGGTGTGGAGATCAGTCTGTCGACTAAACCTAATAATCCTTCCCTATCCTCTGGATCATAACCTTTATGCCCTACCCCTGTGGTCAGGTTCCCCTTAGTGTCCGGGTAGGCAAACATTATGTACCCCTCATCTGATAGGATATCTTCAAAAACCCTACGCTTAAACGGGTCTTTATACGGGTTATCTACTTTAGACTGTAGATACTTCTTGAAGCGATCTCTAAGACTTGGGTCTTTCTGAGGCTCTTTTACCTCCCTAGGGAACTCGTCATCGAATAAACCAGGGGCTACATTAGGGGCCATTGGAAGTAATGAACGCTCTGGTATAGGAGACTGCCCGCCCAGTATGCCCGGATTAGTTTCCTGCAGGAACTTCATATAGTCCTCTACAGGCCTTTCTCCCAGCTCCGCAGAAACAGCCTCACTTGCTTCATCGGCAACTTTATTAGAAGGGTAAGGGCCACCTATCCTTCTTTTGTTCTTGTCGTAGAGAAATATCCCATCCTCATCTTCCTGAGAATAAGACTTTACATGAGCCATCAGTTCACCAGTTCTGGTATTTTCTCAGGTTCCGTGAATCCGGTCAGGGCTTTCAGTTCCTTCCGTAGTTCGTCCATAGACTTCTCATCGTGAGAGATTCTCTGCTCAACCCTCTCAGCAGGCTTTAATCCTGCCCTGTCGAGGATGTCCTTGGCTGCATTAAACCTCACCTGCTCACTGGTAGCAGTCTGTGCCAAAGCACTGATCTGGTTCAAAGCAGCAGGAATTGAGTCCTGAATCATCTTCTTGATCCTGTCTTCAATCTCATTCTTGAACTGATTCTTTAGTTCATGCCCCTTCTGTTTAGCTGTAGCTTCAGAGTAGCCTGCCCGAATGGCGGACTTTGATGCGTTCCCTGTCTGGCAATAGGCCTCAACAAAGGCCATCTGCTTCTCAGTTCACACACAATCCCCCCGGGATATTCCCCCGAATGTCAACCTTGACACCAGTTCCAAACCATGTTAGGCCAAATGCGAATGATTATCATTAGCAAATGCGAATACGAATGATTCTCATTCACACATAAGCACATGGTTGTATTATAATATTAGAATATGCTAATATGGTTACATGCGAATGCGAATGCGTCTCATTCTCGTTTGCGATGCGTCGGCCCCGGCAGCCGCCCGGTTGATAGGTAAACCATTTGTTGTTACTATTCGGTCGTTG